CTATAAGTATTTTTTGTACTTGTATTATAAGCAAAACCTAATTCTGTAATGGCTATCATTTCTGCCCTCACTGGGTTTTTAATTTTCTTTTCGATATTCTTTTTTTGCTCTTTCCAGCTTTCTCCTTGCTCATACCCTTTTGCTAATATTTTTCTTATTTCGTCAATGGTTGTTTGTTCCATTTTAGAAACTTTCAAAAGTGCATTATTTAATAATTCTTCCTGAATATCTTCTCTTTCAATACCAATACGAATATTGACATTATTTTACTCATCAGTAAAAACTTGTTCTATTATACTTTTGGCTCTTTTTTCCCCTATATCATAAGCCTTTTTAATATAGTGAATATAAAATTCCTTGTCTTGTTTCTGCCATGCTTTTTTGATGTTATATTCTATATTTTCCGTCGTACTTTCTTTGACTTCTTCCCAAATTCCATTAAAAAAAGACTCCCACTTTTTTGTAAATTCATGAGAAAGTCTTTCTATTTTATCAAAATCTTTTTCGTGTTCATCTGTCAATGCTTCTTCAGTTATATTCTTTTTTTTTATTTCTTTTTGCTGTTGTGTTTCTTCTGTATTTTCTTCATTTTGTTTTACTTTATTTTGTTTTACTCCATTTTCTTCTAATATCTTTTGATACATCATATTAGGGTCTTCTATATCAAAATCATCGGCAACAAGCTGTATCGCTTTTTCATGGCTGATAAGCTGTTTTCCTCCACTTTTTGCTAATGCATTTTGTATACTTTCTATTCTTTCTGCACTACTTTCTTCTGTTTTTCTACTCCATACTATATCATAAGAAACATTTTCCGGATAAATGCCTTGTAATAAAAGCTGTAAATCTATTATGGCTCTGTATCCTGAATAAATACTGTTATCTCCATATTCTAGCCTGTCTGTAATATTTTCTAACGTCTGTAAATAGTGAGGATACTGCACTTTTAATACATCTCTGTTAATGCCTTGTCCTCCTGTAATAATTGCTTTTGGGACTAATAAATTTATCCACAACATATTTTCTATCATTTCTACATCTTTTATTTCATCAAGATTTGCTTCATCATGTAATGCACTTACTTCTACATTACCAATATAGTCTGTTAGCATATGTGCATTTTGTGTAGGAATACCATTTTCATCTACCATAGCATTCGCTCTTTTGTAATCCTCTATTTCAGCAACATCTGTTGTTTCTAATTTGTGAGAGCGTTTACTCACAGAACGATATATTCTTCTGTAGGCTAATGCTTCTTCCATTTTAGAAAGCATTTTATAACACTTTCTTGCTACTGCATATTGACTTGTGCCATAAATTTTTGTTTCATCACATAGCCATCGAATATGGTTTATTTGATAAAGTGCAAAATCTTTTCTGCTTTCTTTTGGTGCTTTTTCTCCTGCCATTTGATATATTTGTGAAGTATCTATTTGAGAAAATGCTTTTTTGTTGTCTATAAAATTGCCATATTCATCAACATTTCTTTTCATTGTTAATGCAGGTGCTCTTTTGATTTCTGTAATCAAACCGCTTTTTTTGTCTACTATCACATTTAAAAATAAATCTCCCTCTCTCAACAATGCCCTTGCGTGTTCTGTACAAAGTATATGTAATCTTGTTCTTTCTAAAAAATCATCTACTATTTTTTGTACTTTTTCACTTTCTACAGAAATCTCTGTTGTTTGTTTTAATTGTTTTTGTTTTCTCTTTGCGTCTTTTGTAGAAGCATTTACAATAATAGAAAAACCGCCTTTTGTCGCATCTTCTCCTATCAAGGCATTTGCTCTTTGAAAACGAATATCTCCATTTTCTCCACATAATTGGTTCACTTCTTTTATAACGTGGTATCTGTCTTGTGCAATGCGAAATAATTCCGTTTCATATTGTGCAGGGATTTCTACAAAACTGATACTTTGCTTGTTGTCTTTCTTTTTAAATTTTGCTAAAAAGTTTTCTATTATTTTATTTTTTATTTTCGTTTGTTTCACCTCCTTAGGAAGTATTTTTCTTTACTAAAAAAACGTCATACAGACGCTTTTTTAATACATTTATTTTATTAACTTTTCTATTTCTCATATAATACCACTCCACTAGATGTAACAATACTATATTTATCTGCTATATCTATGATATTTGTATCACTTATTGTATTCAAATCAATACTTTGTCTTGTTTCTTGACTTAGTTGTATCAAAACTAAAAATAATTCATCTGGATAAGGATAGCTTATAACAAAATAAGTATCAAGATAATCATATTTATTTTGTATTTCCATTATTTTTAATATTTCACAAATTTTTATTAAACCCTCTTTTTCTTCTACTGCATTGATAGTAAAATTTGCATCAGAAGTTCCAGAAATAATATTTACATTTGCTATTTCTTCCTCACTCAATACCTCTTTTAATTCCTCTTTTAATTGTTGTTGTATAGGTTTTCCACCTTGCATATATGCCATAATTTCATTCATACCAACTACCACTTCATAGTCTTCTGCATATAACCAATTATTTAATTGTTCCATATTGTTTGTTTCTAAACTTTCTATAAAATGAGAATTTACCCTTTCTACAGTAAGTCCAAAACGATGACCTAACTCTACAATTTCATTTTGCAATATTAGTTCATCTGTTACTTTTAAGTTTTGAATTTCTTTTGCAAAAGCAATACAATTTTGTGCAGCAGGAATTGCTTCTTTCCATTTTTCCATACTATCTGCATTTTTCAGAATTTCCATCATATTGTTTCTTTCTGTTATAATTTGTTGCAGAAAAGGTCCTATATTTTCAAAATATTGCTGTTCTGTTGCAATTTTATTTTGCATACTGCCATCTGATATTGTTTGTGACGACTGTTGCTCTGATTGTTCTGATATATCTTTTGAAAGTATATTATCACAAGAGATAAAAAGAATAACTATAATAATAATTTCTATAAAAACACTAATTAGAAATTTTTTAAATTCCTTTGGGTCTTTTAATTTTGCAAATTCTTCTTTCCAATTTATTTTTTTTCTTTCTTTTTTCTTTTTTTCATTTGATGGGTCTTTTTCTTCTATTTCTGTTTTAATATTTGAGAAATCTTTTCTTTCTTGTGTTTCATTTGATTTTTTTAAATCCACTTTCATTTTTAAATCCTCCCTATTTTTATATAGTATATCAAATATAACAAATTATGACAATATTCTTTATAAAAAATAAAGAGGATTGCTTTTTATTATTTTATTTCTGCGTTCGTTCCCCCTGCAAAATTCAAAAGTACCCACTCAGCTGTATTAAAGTGTTTGACATTGATATTTTGTACAAATACATCAATATTTTTTGCACTTTCATCAAATGTTATAGTATAGTCCTCTATTTTTGCACTGTCTAAGGGATTGAGCGGTTGTTTTAACTGGTCAAAAAATGTTCTAATTCTGACTTCTGCATCTCTTTTCATTTTTGTTGTCATAGCTTTTCCTTGCCATTTTGCTGCTACAAAAAACAAAGAATTTTCTATCCAGTTATTCAATCTTCTTTTATTTACTTTTCTGTTTTCATTGTCTGTTATGATTTCCCCAGAAACATCTTTTATTGCAAGTGTATAATCATTTCCCATTCTCCAGCCTAAATTACCTGCCCCTGTTTCAGAAGGCTTTAATGTAAAACAGCCTATTTGATTTTGATATAATAAAGAAAGTTGGTCAAAATCATATTCTTGCTCGCTCCTACTTATCCAAGTACATTCTGTTGCAATTCCACTGTCTTCTACATTTCCTATTACGTGTACGATTGCAGACAAACACGCTCCGCTTATACTTGCACCTGTATTTGCTTTATAAATTCCCTCTACCATTTGGCAAAAATCCGTATCATATGTTTTTCTATATGCTATGGTTTCTTCTCCTGTTTGTCCAAATTTCAATTCATTTGTACCACAATAAGCAATACTGTTATATTTTTCTGCAAAAGTGTATAATGCTTTGTCAGCTGCTGCACTGCTAAAACCAATATAACTACTATCTGTAATTTGTTTTCCAGCAAGTTCCAATAATTTTAATCCTGTTCTTTTTCCAGTACCTGTATCAAATGTACCAATATAATCTGTTTCTTCTACTTTTGCACCGTTAGAACCTCCTAAAAGTTGTGTTTGCTCTATTACAGAAGGTTTCTTTTCCTCCAATGTTTCTGCTGTGCTTTTTAAATCCTCTAATATAAAATGATAGCTTTTTTCATTTACCACTTTTATAGCATAGTTTTGGCTTTGTTCGTCCATTGTCAGCCCTTTGTATGTTTCGTATCCATCTAAATCAGAATACAATTTTAATGTAAAACTTTCTTCCTTTTCTGCAATGACTTCTGCTGTAAATATATTGGCATATTCTCCTGGATATTTTGCACTGATTTTTAATGTTGGTGCAGGGCTTTGTTGGCTGTCTGTCAGCGTTAAACTTGCTGTAGCATAGCCTTTGCCTAATATTCTAACAAATACCGCTTTTTTTGCTCTTGCACTATGTAAATGGGTCAAAAGCTGATTGCCTTTGCACCCTTTATCGCTCATCTCTCCCAAAACTGGTCTTAAAATTTCTGTCATTCTTTTTGTAGGTGTTTCACTGCAATAGAGATATTCATTTACGGGTCCTCTGTCAAATTCTCCTACAAATCCCAGTACAAAATCAGGCATAGTAAAATTTTCTTGTTGTGGTACGGGCATTTCATTAACATATATATCAGGTGGCATTGTCCTAATGTCCCCTGTAAATCCTCTTAATATTGGCATATTGTAAACCTCCTTTAAACACATTTTAAAAGCCTTTTAAAGTGCTTTTAAATACTTTTTAAAAAATTTTTGTTTTTAAATATTTTTAATTTTTCCTATAAAATTCATCTGTTTTACTGTGTCGACAACTTCTTCTGTCAATAATTTTGCACTGCATTGCCATGTCTGATTGACCTGCCATAAATCCATGTCACCTTCTGGCGGTGCAGGAGGGTACATCAAAAATATATCCATATTTTCCAGCCATTTGTCCCCTTCTAATTTCAATGCGTTTTTTCTTTCCAAGTAATTTATAAACTTTGTAGATAATTGTTGTGCAATGCCTTTTCTATTTGCAAAAAAACTAATCTGTATGACATATCCTAGTCTTAATGTTTCTGTTGCCACCGTAAATTGATTGTCGTTATCGTTTTTTACTACTTTATGTGGTATAAATTCCCTCATCAATCCCTTTTCAGAACTTGCTGATACAAAAGAAATATTCGCTGCATTTTTATTTTGTTTTCTGTAGCTGTCTGCTGTAGGGAAGTCATCTAGCACTAAAAAATCTTGTCCATGTACTGTTTTAATTGCTTTTTTTAGCGTTTCATATACCAGTACAAGAGGGTCTCTTATCTTTTCCATCAAAATCCCCCTTGACCAAAGTTTGCCATATTTTCCGCAATACCGTTTTTAATATCTTCTGCAATTTCTTCTTTGTTTTCTACTACAGAAGGTCTTAAATAAGGTCTTGGCGGTATATTTCTTTTTGCCGAACCGTATTCTTGTGCTGCACCATATGTTGCAACATTTTTTTCTGCCACACCAATATATACATTGCCTTGTGCTAGTTGACTTTCTTCTGTTGTAATTAACTTTCTTAATAATGATGTGCCTACTAAAGGGCTGTCATCTGCTGTACCACTTGGCTCAAAACTGCCGTATTTTTTTAAATATTCTTTTCCAGGTTTTTTTATATTTCCCTTTTTTGATAAATATTTTCTTTTTACAGTTTGTGGCTTTAATGTTTGCCATGCTGGATATTCTCCTACACTTGGTTGATAGGTACCTAGTTTTGCCTTTGCAGTACCCATTACTCTTATTCCTGCTTGTTTTAAACCGTTTTGAGCACCTTGCTGTATCACTTCTTCTATATTTGTAATTGCTTTTATTAGCTTTTCAAAATCACTCATTATAGCACCTTCTTTGCCTTATATTGTCTGCAAAGTAATGTTTCTCCCATAACAATAGGCAATATTTCAAACACAATATATTCTTCTTTTTGATATACTACTCTGTCACCTGTACGAATATTGCTTTGTTGTCCTCTCACCGGCAAGACAGCCGGACAGCACGGAGTGCTGGCTTTTGACGTAGTCAAAAGTGATTGACCTATTTCTGCAAACTCAAAATATTTTTCTGCATTATTTCCTAACTCCATATTGTTCGCAATTTCTCCTGCTGCTCCTTTTTCAGAAGCCAATGTCATAGGTATTACTTTTATTGTACTTTCTGTTACATTGTCATTTTCTCCTATGTCGCAAATGCCAAGCTGTTCTGTATCTCCCGTTTTCTGTAACAATGTGATTTCTATTTCACAACCCATTTTCTGAAATGTCTGTAGCTTTTTTAATACTACCTTTGCTATATCTACCTGCATCAGCACCAACTCCCCACAATATTGCCCCTTATACTATCAAAAAATAGTTGTTTTTTATCCTTTGCTATATCAAGTAACATTTCTTTGTTGTTTTTGCCTTCCTCAAATGTCAATTCCAGTCCTCGCCCTAATTTCATTGTTTTTAAATTACCATCTGTAATGCCTTGTTCTGTCATTTTTAATGCTTTTTTCTCCAACAAATCACCATAACAAAAACTATAAAATAAATATAATTCACTTTCTGGTATTTCCGTTATTTTTCTGTCTGCATAGTACAAAAAGGAAATCATTCCATAATAACCAGTTTTCAAAACAATACAATTTCCTACAATAGCATACTTTTCTAATCCTTTGTACCATGTCTGATAGTCTTCAGGAAGGGCATATAGTTTTTGTCCTTCCACAATAGTAATATTACATTCTCGAATAATAGGCTTTTTTCTGGAATAAAATTTTAAAGCAGTGTTGACACTGTTTTGTATCTCTTTTTCTGCAAAAAAATAAGGCTTTTCATTGTCCTTACTGTATTGTCTAAATTCTTTTATAAAATTTTTCATTCTTCTTCCTCTATTTGCTGTTCTGATTTTTGCTCTTCTTCTTTTTCTGTATTTTGTTCTGTCGTTTGATACATCTCACAAGGATATATCATTCGTCCTGTGATAGTATCTTTTTCATATCCCCTTGCAATTTCCATATTTATCATTTCTCCTTAGAATTCATTTAAAATAACTTGAATGCTCTGATAGGGCTCGCTATTGGTTTCATTCTACCTTTGACATCTCCATTTATCATTTCTACAAATCCTGTCAGTGCATCAGGAGCATCATCATGTGCATTTTTCCCTTTTCTCTGATAATTGCTAATTGCTTTGTAAAACTCCTTGTATTTTTTCTCCCAACCTTCCGGAAATATCACTTGTTCCATTACATTTGTTGCATTAACAAGTATTCTTGTATTTTTATTTTTGCTTTGATGAAACCATGTAATATTACATTTTCTGCATTTTAATTTTTTCAGTTCTCTTTCTACATTTCTGGCAAATCCTCTGCCTCCGTTGTTGCTTTCTATCAAACACTCTCTTATTTGTAATAGTGATAAAAGCCTTGCTGTTTCTGGTTCTGTTACCTCCATAGATTTATCAGTATAATATATTCCTGTAACATAACCGTATCTCCCTACCACACCGCCTATTATGGCACACAAATAATCTTTTCCTTCATCTGCTGTATCAATATAAGCAATCTGTCTTTCAAACAAATCACTATCTATTACATCATAAGTTTTAAATTTTCCATACAATACCCCTTTGATGTCTATAGGCTGCTGCATATAGTTTGCTAACCAAATGTGTTCATCAAGTGTTTCTCTTTTTCGAATTAAATCTTCTGTAGGATATAAACTTTCGCATATACTTTTGTCGTTTTTATCCAATGCTGCTAATTGCAATACATAACATCTGTTATGATATTCTGTTATGATTTTTCCTGCTAAATCATCTGTAGCCCATCTGGTTTGTATAATTATCTGTAAACTGTTTGGCAACATTCTTGATGTCAATGTATTTTTATAAAAATCAAAATGTCCTTGTTTTACTTTTTCATTTATCGCTTCTTCTGCATTTTTAATAGGGTCATCTATGATAATAATATTTCCTCTCATACCTGTTAATTTTCCAGTAAATGAAGTGCCTAAATAACTCATATAAGCATTTTTTAACGCCCATTTATCCGCTGCACCATCGCCTTCTTTAATTTTCAGTTCAGGAAAAAAACTAACAGGTACAAAATCGTGATATTCCTCTAGCTGTATGGTGTTTCTTACTGTTTTGGAAAATGATATTGCTAAATCTTGTCCATAACTTACTGTAATCACTTGATTTTTATTGTTCTTTCCTAATACCCATGTTGCAAATAAACTTGCTGTATAACTTTTTCCAAAACCAGGAGGTAAATTTAATATCAGTATGTCATAAGGCTTTTTTGTTTTCTCATTTATCATTTTTCTTTCATACATTTTTTGTAATGTGTCACAAATAATATCTTGATATACTCTCTCTTTTTTAAAAAAGTCGCTGTTTATCATATTGCAGTATTGTCTAAAACTTTTTTTGCCTTTTTCAATTTCTGCTTCTCTTTGTGTTTTTTCCCCTGTAGAAATGCTTTTAAATTCCTGCAAAATACCCATAAATAAAAACCTTTCCATGATTATTTTTTAAGAAAATATGTTTTGTTATTCGGTGTTGAAAAAACGTTCATAGGACGTTTCAGTCTGTCAATAAACTTCCGTTTGCAAAAAATAAAGTTTTTTATCCAACTTTTTTTCAAAAAAGTTGGTAGGGTTTTAGGGACAAAGTCCCTAAGGTCTTTTTACGCTTGCAAGCGTGTTTTTGAAGGGGTTTGGGGGAACTTTTCACAAGTGAAAAAAGTTCCCCCAAAGACGTCAAACTTTTATTAAATCCATAATAAAACAACTTTTTTAACACACTTAAAAGTTTGTAGGACGTTCAGCACCGTTTTAAAGTTCTTTGCTTATTTCTTTCAAGAAAGAAATAGGAGTTTGAGGGCAACGCTCTCAAGGTTTTAATGCCTTTCTGCACTTAGTATCATAGCTGCTACGTCATGCTCCCTTCTGATACTTTCTCCGCTGATATTTGTGTATCTTTCTGCTCTGTTTTGCCTGTCCCATTGCTTTTGATATGCTTTTCTCTTTTGCCTGTTTGCTTTTTTCCTTTTTTCTTTTTCTTGCTTGTACTCAGGCAATTTTTTTAAATAACGATATATGCTTTTCTCACTTTTTAATAGCATTATGCTAATTTCTCTAATACTTTTTTTCTCCATAAAAAAAAGAGCCTTCGCTCGCTCCTGCCACATTTTATCACTTCCTCATTAGTGAATATATTTGATGAATATGATACCTTTTACTTTTTTGTCCATTTTTTGTCGGATTATTTTTGGACGCA